GCTCCGCCCCGGCGCGGCCGGGCGCCGGGGCGCCCCGGGGGGGGGGGGGCCCGTCCCCTTAGACAGAAAGGAGTGACATGGCAAGCAAGGAGAGCGGCGTTGTGGACGCCATCCGGCGCCGCATCGCGCAGGTCTGGCCGGAGTCGGTCACCTGGAAGATGCACGGCTCGGTCTACATGGAGGCAGGCATCCCGGACGTGCTGTGCTGCGTCGATGGGCGCCTGATCTTCCTGGAGGTCAAGCACCAGAAACCCGGCGAGTCGCGCGGCCACGCGCTGGCCCGCACGTCGGTCGAGCAGGTCCGCCAGATTCGTCGCGTGCGCGCCGCCGGCGGCGCCGCCTGCACCGTCCTGAACGCTGACGAGGCCGAGTGGGCGGTGCGCGAGGCGCTGACCGGATCGACGCTGTCGAGCATGTACCCCGTCGTAGGGGCTGGGGGTGATCTCAGTGGCGAGGGCTAGGCTGACCGCTACCGAGTTCGACTTCGTGCGCCAGCTGGAGTGGGAGGAGATGACTCCGGCGCAGCTGAAGTCGGCCCGGGAGACGTGGCGAACCGGCTCGGTCTACCAGGACGAGGTGAACCCTCGCGTCTGGTGGGTGAGGTCCTACTCGGCCAGGAACACCGGAGAGACTAAGCGCGCCGACGGTAAGAGGTTCCACCATGTGGCCTTGAAGTCGGATCACGGGTACCCGCGGTTCACGTGCACCTGCAAGCACGGCCAGAACTCGCGCTGGGCGTCGTGCTGGCACGCGAAGACCGTGGCCCGCATCTACCGAATCATGGTAGATCAGATGAAGCAGCAGGAGAAGGAGGACCTTGCCCATGGGTAACGCCGCACGTGCAGCGATCGACGACATCCCCGAGCAGCCGGACAGCGGCGTGGCCGAGGCCGGTGACGCCCTCATGGTCGCCGGAGACACCATCCTCTCGATCACGGCGGCCTGCGCCGGTATTCGTATCAAGATGGTCCAAGAACAGGGCTGGAGCCCGGAGTTCGCGGAGAAGTTTGCCCAGGACCTGGCCCGCGCCCTCGTGAACCAGTCCCTGGCACCGTCCCAGGTCTGGCGATCCGCGCTGGAGGGGCTGTGACTACCGCGAAGCCACCGGCGCCGCGCAAGCCCGCCCCGCTGGACTACACCCGACCGATCTGGAAACGTCAGGATGGGGAGACCGAGGCCGCCTACGCATCGTTCAAGACCTACCGGGACATGGAGCGCCGGCGGGTGCGGGACGCACCTAACGGGAACCACTACTCGGCCCGCTGGTCGTGGCGGGAGCGCGTCGAGGCATGGGACAAGCACATGGCCGAGAACGAGGCGAACGAGCTCGTCCGCTACCGGATCGCCATGGGGGACCGTCACCGGGCCCTCGGGCGCAAGGCCTTGGAGAAGGCAGAGATGTGGCTCGACAGCCTCACCGAGGACCGGATCGCCCGCATGAGCGCGAACGGCATCGTCCAGATGATGGACGTCGCGGCGCGCATCGAGCGGGAGGCCGCCGGGGCCGGGGCCGACTCGGCCAAGGTGCAGATCGAGGTCTCCTCCAACCTGGCCGAGATGACGGCCTCGGCCACGACGTCGAGGATCGAGCAGCTGGTCGCGGAAGTCGAGCGCCGCAAACGTGAGCAGGGCCTCATCGACGTAGGCCCGGCTGAAGTTGAGGTGATCGACGCCGAGCAGTAGAGTTGACCCGGGACACTGGGGCAGAGATACCGCCACCCTTTGGGATGAGGGGTGGCGGTATTCTGTATCCATATGGAATTCCACCTCAGCGATAGGAGTTGCTTATGCCTAAGGTGAAGAAGCCGCTGGAGCCGTGGGAGATGACTCCCGCCCAGCTGGAGGAGGAGCTGGAGGCGCTCATCAAGCGTCAGGCGTGGCTGGAGAACCAGCCGAGGTGCGACCGCCCCTCGTGCGACGGAAAGCCTCACGCCGGCGCGCCATACCCGCACGACCCGACCTACAGGCAGGCGGCCGACCCGCTGGAGAGCGCGCAGCAGCTCGACGAGGCCTACGCCGGCCGCCCCCACATTCAGTACCTCTCTGACCGGCTGGCCGAAGCCGTTCGCGCCGTCGAGAACGGCGAGAACCGCTACATGACGATCTCCATGCCGCCACGCATGGGGAAGTCCACGCTGACCTCGATCAACCTCCCGATCTGGCTGTTGCGCCAGCACCCGGACTGGAAGATAGGCCTCATCTCGCACTCGCCCCAGCTCGCCACGGCGTGGGGCCGGCAGGTCCGCCGCTTCGTCGAGGAGGACGGCGAGAAGTGGGGGATCAAGATAGCCAGTGACGCCGGCGCCGTGAGCGAGTGGCAGACGACTCAAGGCGGGGGAATCGTCTCTCGCTCGGCGCCCGGCCAGTCGATCACCGGCCTCGGCTTCAAGGTGATGCTGATGGACGACGTCGTGAAGGACTTCGCCGACGCCCACAGTGAGTCGAAGCGCGAGGCCATCTGGGACTGGTGGCAGGCCAACGCCGTCACTCGTCTGGAGCCGCCGTTCCTCTGCATCGCCATCGCCACGCGCTGGCACGAGGACGACTTCATCGGGCGCCTGCTGAACCCGGCCAAGAACCCCGACGCCGGCAAGTGGGAGAACGTGATCTTCCCGGCCATCGCCGAGGAGGACGACCCGCTCGGACGGGAGCCCGGTGACCCGCTCTACAGCCCCCTCGTGGAGGAGACTCGCGAGGAGGCGTTGGAGCGCTGGGACTCCCTGAAGCGCTCCGTCGGCTCGTACATGTGGGAGGCGCTCTACCAGCAGCATCCGACTCCGGCTGACGGGAGCATCTTCAACCTCGGCTGGCTGCGGTTCTGGACGACGGACCCGTCCAAGGTCAAGGACGGCGACGACTCCGTGATCCTCCTGCCGCGCGAGCGCCTGGAGCGCGGACAGTGGCTCGACTCGTGGGACCTCACCTTCAAGGGGTCCTCGACGTCGGACTACGCCGTCGGCCAGCGCTGGTGCCGGCAAGGGCCCGACCGGTTCCTGATCGCGCAGCAGCGCGGGCAGTGGTCCTTCACCCAGACGTTGGAGAAGATGCTGCGCTGGTGCAACGCCGGCGACCTGGACGACAAGGCGAGCCCCGGAGGCTCATTCGTCCACCAGCGCCTCGTGGAGGACGCGGCCAACGGAACCGCGGCCATCGACGTGCTGCGCAAGAAGGTCGCAGGCATCAAGCCGATCAAGCCGCGCTCGTCCAAGGAGGTCCGCGCCCGCGCCGTGACGCCGGAGATCGAGTCCGGCAACGTCTACCTGCCCCACCCCTCGGACCCGGGCAATGGCTGGGTGAACGAGCTCATCTCCGAGATGCGGGCGTTCCCGTCGGGCCGGCACGACGACCAGGTGGACGCCCTCAGCATGGGCCTGCTCGGCCTGCGCGACGCGGGGCATGCGTCCCTGTTCGTACCGAGGGGGACGATCCGCCGCGCTGTGAGCGGTATCTCACTGGCAGGCACCCTCCCACGGTTCTGACGGCCTGCATCTCCTGAGAGGTGGACGTATGATTTCATACGTCCACCCCAACTACGTTAGGAGACAGTATGAAGTCACCGCAGAACTGCTGCCAGGACGCCCTGTTCCGGGCGTCGCAGAGTCGTGTGGAGGAGTTGGAGCGCGCGCTCCAGGACACCTACACGTGGGCGTACACCTCCGGCAAGCTGTCCGAGATTGACGACCTGCTGGAGAAGGCCGCCGTCCCGATCCCAGTCGAGATCGCCACGCGCAACCGGATGATCGAGGTCTGGAAGGAGGGCTTCAAGAAGTTCCACGGCTGGACGCTCCCTCCGGAGGAGGTTGGTACCGAAAAGGAGCTCTCCTGGATGCTCCACTATGCGTCCATGCTGCACAACGCGCCGAGCCTGCCTAAGGACATGGCCCGGGGGATGCTGTGGAAGATTGCTCGAGCCGCTTCTAACCTCCTGAGCCCGGACTTCGACGTCCTGGCCCTCGCCCTGGAGGAGTACTCCCGAGCCACTAAGAAGCACCCCGGCATGACGTTGGAGTGCGCTGGCCACACGGACGCCACCCGCCTGTTCGCCCTCGTTGAGGAGATCGGCGAGGTAGCGGCCTGCCTGACCTACGACAACGACGCCGAGACCGGACACAACTCGGACCTGGAGTCCGAGGTGATTCAGGTAATAGCCCTGGCCCTGGCATGGGCTACCCGGTACCTGGAGGACGGTGAGTGAGATGGGCGTCAAAGTAGGCCACCTTCCTGACCCATACCGGTTCGATATCGCCTATGCCGATGGACAGCCCGTCGGGACGGTAGAGAAGTTCGTCATGGATGAGCCGAACCCGGACAGGCTTGGACCCTACATCAGGCGAGCCTTGCGGGAGGGTTTCACGGTCGAGCTGCGGGAGGTCGGAAATAGAGGCTACGAGGCGGCGGAATGCTGAACGTCCTCCCCCGAATCAGCGGATTCTTTATCGCCTCTCACCTGAAGGTGAGCTACTCGGTAGCCGTAGAGCTCGCGGACATCGCGTTCGTGAACGGCCTGAAGATTCGCCGAGTGGTGGCTACCCGGCCTGAGGAGGCTGGCCGCAGGTCACTGGTCATCGGTGACGGCGGACTCCGCATCCTTCTGGAGCGGCTCTACGATCACATCGATCTACGGATTTCCAAGGACGGCTCGACCTCGGACCTTGTCCGCGACATCGTCGATCTACGCGACCAGCTGAGGCTGATCCGTACCACAGTATCGGAGTATCAGCGTCCGCGGCGATCCCGGTGGGAGGTAGTGCTTTCCGACCAGTACTCATTCATCAAGTTCCTGTAGGAGATACTTATGACATCCATCAACGACGTCGCCGACCTTCCGAAGCGCCTGAAGGATTGGGCCAGTGGCAAGGGCTACCGCAGGTCATTCGGGATCGACGCCGAGCGCGCGATGGTCGAGGACCTGCGCAAGCTTCTCTCGCTGACCGTCCAGCAGGCTAAGGCCCTGGAGGACTCGCAGGAGCGCGTGGGCGCGCTGGAGCAGCGGCTCCCGACCTCACAGACCGACGACCTGGAGCCGGAGCCTCCGGCCAGTGACCCGCTCGAGGAGGCCGCACGGCTCGACCGCAAGGCCCGCCGGGACGCGAAGTTGGCCAGGGCTGCCCTTCAGCAGGAGGTCCTGACCGCCTACTCGCGCGGCGTGTCGAAGTCGGTCCTGAGCCAGGTCTCCGGCATGACCCGCCAGACCGTTGACCGCGTCCTCGGGGAGTGGAAGCGCAAGCCGCCGAAGATAGGCAAGGAGGATGAGACGCCTCTCACACTGATCTGACCGCTGCGGGCTTGCCCTGATACGTATGACGGCATACGCTTAGGGCAAGCCCGCACCGCCAATTACCTAGCGAGGAAACATGAGCACCGAGACCTCACCGACCAAGACCACCCGGACCCGCGTCTTCCAGCACCCTCAGGCGCGAATCAAGCCGCTTGACGCGGACACCCTGCACGAGGCCCGCACGTGCCTCGTCTACGAGAACGGCGAGGCCGTCGCCCAGCTGAAGCGCTGCGGACAGCGTTGCTGGGGTGTCTACCCGACCGGCATGACGATCCCCGCCACGTTCGGCGCCTCGGCCCTGGAGGCCGCGACGACGTGGATGAGCGCCCGGGACGGGGTGGCCGCATGACCCGGCTACTTACTCCCCCGGAGTGGGAGAGGTACCCCCTTCGCACTGCCGAGCTGTGCGCCGGATACGGGGGCCTGAGCCTATCCATCCGGGACAAGCACCCGACTTGGATGGCTGAGATCGATGAGCACGCCTCACGAGTCCTGCGGGAGCGCTTCCCGTGTACTCCTAACCTGGGAGACATTGCGTCCGTGAACTGGGCGGACGTTGACCGAGTGGACGTCCTCCTTGGAGGAACCTCATGCCAGGACCTGTCGATGGCCGGCCGCAGGGCCGGCATGGCCGAGGGCACTCGTTCCGGTCTCTGGAAATACATGCTGAACGCAACAAAGGAGATGGAACCCGATGTCGTCATCTGGGAGAACGTCGCAGGAGCACGCACATCGCGAGGGGGCCGCGGGATTCCTGCCCTCGGAAGAGTGGTCACGGACCTGGCCGGCCTCGGGTACGGCGTGGTGTGGGACTCTGTCCGAGCGTCCGACGTCGGAGCCCCGCACCGTCGTGAGCGGGTCTTCGTCCTGGCCTTCCGGCCCACTGCTGCCGACGCTCTCCGCGTCCTCCTCGACCGGACCCGGGAAGCACGGCACGGGGGGCCTGAACCTTCAGACCAGGATTCACCTTCTCATGACCCCCGACTCGGGGAGTTCGGGGAGCGAATGAGGCTGTGGGAGAGCCTCACGGGCGTCCCCATGCCCGAGCCCGAGGAGGACTCCCCTAGCGGCGGCCGGCGTCTCTCCGCCAGGTTCGGTGAGTGGATGATGGGCCTCCCCCGCGGCTGGGTGACCGGAATCCGGACCATACCGCGCTCCGCCCAGGTCAGAATCCTGGGAAATGGTGTGGTGCCTCAGCAGGGGCGACTCGCCGTCCACACACTGGCACAGCGTGGGCTGGAGGTCCTCGCATGATCGCATCACTCGCTGCCACAGCCGCCGCCCTGACCATCGGCCTACCGATCTTCGTGCTAGGAGAGCGCATCCGCGAGCGCAAGGAGCGCCGCCCTAGCCGCCAGAACGCCTCACCCCGAAAGGACATCTCATGAGCAAATACGGATCGTTTGACCGGCTGGCCCGGGACACCGCGGCCCTTGTGGCCGCCTATCGGAGGACGTCCCGCGAGGGCGGGGGCGGCATCCTCCTGGAGGACGGGGCCTTCGTCATCAGTGATGAGGTCCTGCCGGACCTGGATTCTGACGTAGACCTGTATCTCGGTGATGGGGCCTGGCTGGAGGTCCGCGACGGCCTCACTCCTAGAGTTCACCTCAACCTCCCGGACGAGTACGTGGAGGCCCTGGCTCAGGTGCCGGACACCTCGGCCAGGCCCCGCCGGCTCTACTGGTCCTCGCCCACCCCGCCCCTCGGCCTGGACGACCCGTCCCAGAACCCCTACGGCTACGGGGATGTGACCCTGTACGTCCCGGAGAGCTTGGAGCCCTCCTACCGGGAGAAGGGGTTCTCAGAGTGGGGTACGCCTAGCCGCCGCTACCTGGACATCTGGGACTACGAGCCGCCGGCCGCTGACACCCCCCTCGAGGCCAGGACCGATCCGGGAGAGGCCGTCGAGTCGCCCGAGCACTACACGTGGCTCGGGCAGTCGCTGGCCGCGCTCGGCCTGAGCGACGCCGCCAACGTCGAGTCGTGGGACGTGCTCGACGCCGCCTTCCCCTCTGATCCGCTGCTGTGGAACTGCGGCAAGTACCTGCTGCGTCAGGGACGCAAGGGAGGCGAGGAGAAGCGCTTGGAGGACCTGCGCAAGGCCCGCCAGTACCTGGACCGACAGATCGCCCAGCTGAGTCGGGGAGGTGAGTGACTGAGATCACTGAAATGTGGGGATAGAGGGGCTGGCGCCGTCCTTAGGGGCGGCGCTAGCCTTATCTTGTACGTAGACAACTACTCAACTCACAAAAGGACAGTGACATGAGCAACACTGAGACCTACGCCGAGAAGGTGGACCGCATCGCCGCCGAGCTTCTGGACGTCCTGCGCGACGTCCTCGGCCCAGGGCGCCGGCTGCCGAGGCCGCGGGCCGCCTACGCCCGCTACGGCGACCACTCCGTCACCGTGCGCGACGGCGAGAACGGGCGCGTCGAGGTGACCGCGCACCTGACGACGGCCGGTACCATCAAGGAGTACTCGGCCCGCCTCACTCACGGTGACCGGGACAGCCGGCCGTGGGCCGCCGTCGGCCCCCTCCGGACGGACTGCTTGAAGGACCCTGAGGAGCACCCCACCCTCACCTACGTCCTCCCCCTCGTCGTCCGCCTGGGCCTGGCTGAGAAGCGCATGGAGGACGCCCGTAAGGCGTTGGAGGCGGCCGGCCTCCCCGTCGAGGACTGCGGCCCGAGCATCGTCCTGCGGGAGCCCTGCGCGTGGGGAATGCGAAACGTCGCCACCGTCGAGCTCAACCCGGACAACGGGGCGCTCCGCGTCCACGGCCGGGACGCGGGGCAGGTGCGGGAGATTCTGTCCCAGGCCAACGTCTTCTGAGTGACGCAGGTCACTTAATACACCCCGCTTGCGGCTTGCAGGCGGGGTGTATGCGTTCATACACTAGAGCCATGAGCACGAACCGCCCCACCCCATCCGCCCAGATCGTCGCGATCGCCGCCGTCGCGGCCCTGATCGTCACCACCTTCGTCATCGCCCTGGCCGCCTTCTCCGCCGGCGCCTACCCTCACCGGCACGCCGACGGGCCCGTCCCGGACCCCGCCTCCCAGGTCGAGACTACCGCTGAGCCGGGCGAGCCGGCTGAGCCCTCCCCGGCCGCCCTGATCGACCCCTCCGCCGGCCGCGGCGCCGACTCGAGGGTCTGCGCCACCTCCCCCAAGTCGCCCCGCTGCATGTCCGAGGGCGGGAGCATCGTGTCCCGCACCCGCGGTGGGGACGCTCTGCGGCCCGCCACCGACGGGCCTGAGACCATGCTCGACAGTGAGTGGGACGAGACCGGCCCCGCGGACATGCCCGGCCGCGCTCCCGGCCGTGGCGGCCGGGGCGGCGGGGGGGGGCCCCCCCCGCCCCGGCCCCCCCCGCCCCCCGCCCCCCCGC